TCCTTGAACTTCGCACCGATCTTCCGGATATAATCACCATATTGATAGTAGAGAGTGCCGGTGAGCTGCGGATTCAAGATCTTGACCGCATCTCTCCTCAGTCTCAGCTGTGTGTCCTTGTCCGGATCCTGGATCTTGCCAACGATCTCGACATCACGAGGCTCGATTCTGTTGCCCACGAGCGTGTCTCCGTCCTGCCCCATGGATCCGGTGGAATAGATTGTGTTTGTGATGTCCGAGATGCCGGTGACATCCTTCTGAACATTCACATGGAATTTTGAGCCAATTCCAAAGGTGATGGTCTCACCTCTGGAATTGACATATTTTAATGATTCATATTGTCTCATGTCAGCGCCCTCGCAATCTGTTTGAATTCATAGGCGGCTGCCTTCTGCTGCTCTGAATAGCTTGTGTCCACAGCATTGATGGTCTGATTGACTGTGATCGGAGTTGCATCACGATTCACGATCTCATTCATCAGGGAAACCATCTGAGAGAGAAGCTGGATGGATAAACCTCCACCGGATTCTTCTCTGACGATCTGACGAAGGTCATCCAGAGCACCGACAAACTCAGGTCTCTTCTCGCCGACACCGATGATGGAAGGATGGTCAAAAATACCGCCCTTGTCATACCACTCAACAGAGAAGCTCGGAAGCTTGCCCTGTCCACCAATACCAAAAGGAGCCTCGCCTCCGCTCACAGAGATGTGAGGAAGCTTGATGTTGAGCTTTAAGTCGATATTGAAAAGATCCTTGATCTTCTGAATGATGCCGGAAACAAGATCATGAGCTTCCTGGATCTTATTCTTGAATTTGTCCTTGATCTCGGAGAGCTTCTGATCCACCGTGCTGGAGATGGAGCTAAGCTGTGAGGAGAAAAATCCCTTGATGGCTTCCAGCTTGGATGAGACATTGCTCTTGGCATCCTCCATCTTATTCTGGAAATGGCCCTTGATCTCCACCATCTTCGTGCTCACCGTGCTGGCAGCAGTCGAAAGCTTCTCACTAAAGAATGATTTGATATTCTCCAGCTTCGTGGAGACATTCGTCTTGGCATCCTCCATCTTATTCTGCACATTGCTCTTGATCTCATTGAATTTGTTCACTACGGTGTTAAGAGCTGCGCCAAGCTTCTCGGTAAAGAAGGACTTAACATTCTCAAGGCTCTGAGAGATGTTGTTTTTGATGTCGCTCATCTTACTCTTCACAGTGCCAAGCATATTGGAAAGCTTGCCATCGGTCAGATTATCGATGAAATTATATCCGGCAGTGTAATACTGCTTTGCCGCTTCCATCGTAGCGGAGACAGCACCCTTGAGGCCACCACCGTGCTCATCATAAGCGGCACGGATTGCCGTGAGGCTATCGCCCATCGTTTTCTTAGCCGCATCCCATACTTTTCCGACTGTCTGACCGATCTGGGAGTTTGCAATCGCATTCTTCATGTTGTCCCATTTCTCTTTGACAGCCGTTTTCATCGCCTCGACCTTCTCAGACACGGCCGTTTTCATGGCTTCGAATTTTTCCTTGATGGCTCCGCCGATCTCCTCGGCTTTTGCCTTGATCTTGTCCCAATTCTTATATATAGCCACACCGATGGCGATCAGCGCCGCAATGGCTGCGATGACAAGTCCGATCGGACCGGTCAGCACTGAGATCGCTGTGCCAAGTGCCGGAGCGAGTGTCATGATCGTGCCGATGAAGCTGATCACTTTTCCCACTACCAGAAGGAGCGGACCGATTGCCGCAACCACAAGGCCGACCTTTGCGATGAGCTGCTTCTGCTCATCAGATAGGCTGTTAAACCAATCGACAGCCTTCTGGATCGCATCAGCCACCTTCGAGATCGTAGGAGCCAAAGCTTCGCCCAGGGATGTTGCCGCAACATCGACAGATGATTTCAGCTTCTCGATGGATCCGCCAAAGCCTCCCATCATCGCCTCAGCCATCTCTGCTGTGGTGCCTTCTGTCTCCAAGGCCTTGGAGAGATCGCTCACATCGCCCGGAGCTGTGTTGATCAGTGCCAGCCAATTTGACATCTGATTCTTTCCGAAGATGGCAGATGCCGCAGCGATCTGCTCTGATTCGGACAGCCCGGCAAAAGCATCATGGAGCTCTGCCTGCACCTGGACGGAATCCTTCATCGAGCCATCGGCATTCGTGATGGAGATTCCCAGCTTGTCCATCCATTCCTGTCCTTCCTTCGCAGGAGAGACAAGTCTGGCCATGCCTGTCTTTAATGCGTTGGCAGCAGTGTTGGCATCAATACCGGCATTTGCCATGACACCCATGTAGAGCGCCGCATCCTCGACAGAATATCCTGCTGCGCTAAAGATCGGAGCCGCCACGCTCATGGAAGAGGCAAGGCTGTCCACATCCAGCGCCGAATTATTACATGCATTTGCGAATACATCCGCATAATGTGTCGCATCATCGAATGATCCGCCGAATCCGTTGATGGTAGCAACGAGACCACCGGAAACCGTGTCAAGATTTCCGCCCTCGCCTGCTGCCAGATTCATTGCCGGAGCGAGTGCAGCAGCTGCCTGCTCAGCCGTAAGACCGGCACGAGCAAAATTCAGCGTTGCTGTCGCTGCGTCATTCATTCCAAAGGTGGAATTCGCTGCCGCATCCTTCATGGCATCGTTGAGAAGCTTCGCCTGCTCCTCAGTATTTCCCATGGTGGCATTCGTCAGCTGCATGGTCTTATCGACCTCAGCAAACTTCGTGACCGCCACAGTGCCAACAGCTGCCAGAGGAAGTGTGACCTTCGTGGTCAGCTCTTGGCCAACCTGGGAGATCTTCGCTCCAAGATCCTTCATCTTCTGACCGACAGCAGCGATCGCCTGAGCTCCTGCGGAGCCGAATTCCTTCTGCTCCTTGTTGAGATTCTTAAGCTCCTGCTCGCACAGATCGATCTGCGTCTCAAGCTCACGATATTCTCTTGTGTTTTTATCCACTCCCTGCGCATCAAGCTGAGCCTGTGCCTGCTTCATCGCATCCAGCTTCGTCTTGGTGTCTGCGATCTTGTCATTCAGAAGCCCCTGCTTATCTTTCAGCAGATTGATATTCGTAGGATTGAGCTTGAGAGCTCTCTCAACAGCTTTCAGATCCGATTCGGTCTGTTTTATAGCTCGATTGGCAGAATTCAGAGCGCTGGAGAGCTTCGTGGTATCAGCACCGATCTGAATTGTGATTCCTTTAATGTTTCCAGCCACTCACTTCACCTCCTAAAAAGCATCAAAATCAGCCTGTCCGGCTTTTCGAGATGTCACCCTCTCTCCGGTCTTTTTGTCTACCTTGCCGGATTCCTTGTGCATCTCATTCCACTCGATTATGTAGTCCACCCACATGCCGAGTGTCATATATTCAGTATCTTGCATACGCAGGCCCCTGGAGAGACCTGCGGCAAGCATCTTCTCGATTGTTATTTCTTCGTTTTCTCCTCCGGCTCCGGTTTCAGATCCGCTGGAGACGGAGTTGGAGAGTTTTTTGATGTGAAACAAGATTCAATCGCATCTGGGATCAGCTCTGTGACGATCGTCAAAGCTTCGAAGTCATCTCCGAAGGATTGGATCCATGTCATCGGATCCGGAAGATTCTTGTCGCACAGCTTAGCCATTGCCCAGGCAACCTGTATGATCCCTGTGAATCCCATCTCTTCATAAAGGACAAAGGCCTGCGCCTCTTCCTGCTCTTCTGTCTCGGCAGGCTTATCTGCTCCGATCAGCATTGCCTTTTTGATCGCCGGCATGAATATCTTCGCCGGATCCTGCCCGAATTGGCTTTTATATGCGAAAGCCCACGCAAAAGATGTGGAGAATTGCACCTGCTTATCTCCAAAGGTCAAAGTCTTAACCATTTTATTCCCTCCTGCTCTTGCACCATTCCTGCGGTGCATATTGCTACGGCGGCGGACATAAAAAGGATCAAGCTTATAACAACCGCAATGATCAGAATGATTATCATTTCCGCCTCCTATCTACATAAAAAAGCCCGGCACGGTGTCAACCGCACCGGGCTCATGGTCCTGTGGTGCCTATTAGCTTCTCTTGTAATAGGTCTTTGCACCATCAGCAACAGTGTCTGCGCTGAGAGTGTAAGTGTAAGCACCCTCGACACCGCTTCTCTCATACCAGCCTTCAAGAGAAGGATTTGCCTGGCCGGGAGTAGTGATGGCAGTGTAGCTATAAGTTGCATCAGGCTCATAAGGAGCAGAGCCATACCAAGATGCATAAGCTGCATCAGTCTCTTCTGCACGAGCCTTGACATTGCTGTTGTCGAGACGAGGCATCGCAGTGAAAGAGAGCTCCTGAGTGTTAGGAGCGATGCTGTCCTCTTTGGTGGAAGATCCAACAGAGGGACGAGTTGCCTTGCAGCGATAGAAGAGATGTCTCCTCTTGTTTGCATCGCCCTTGAATTCGAATGCGATTGCGAATTCCAGAGGCTCGATGTCAGAGTTTTCGATGTGAGCGCCGTTGGCATCCACAGTCTCTCTCATGACAGTCTCAAGGAATGCATCCGGAAGATCTGCAAGAGTGATGCTTCCAGAATAGCCGTTGTTTGCCGTGCCCTGATAATAAACCTTGTCATCAGCATAGAAGGGATCAGAAGATCCTTCTGCATCAAGGGAAAGCTCAGTCGCACCAGGCAGATTGATGATAGTGCCATAAGTAGGCACTCCGGCATCACTTGTCGATGTGATAGGCCATACATGAGCATTGCTCAAGCCATAAGTGATTTTGTTAGCCATGTTGCTACCTCCTATTTAGCAATAAAATACTGTTTGAAACATTTTCTCGGATTCGATCCAGGTAGATTCACCGCCAGACCACACGATCGAGTATTTCTCGAAGAGTGCGATCAGCTTGTCCTCCGTCTCCAGATCTTTGATCTTGGTGTAGAGCTCGACTGCGAAAGCCGGCTCGTGATGATAGACCTTATCATCAGCAAGGAATCTCACCTTTTCGGATTCAAAGTATGCAATATACTTGTCTCCTGTTGGCGGCTCCTTGAATTGAAAATATGCAAAAGGGATCCCCAGCTCTGTGAGGATCAGATTCATAAGCTCGAAGCTCATAGTTTCATCCCCTCCACTTCTCTGATAAACTGCTCGGATGCGCTTTTGTTGACCGCATCGATGTGCGGAAATGCTTTCGACCGCCTTCCGGTGCCGGCTATGATGTGGCCGAATTCCAGAAGGTGTGTGAGCTGATAGTGCTTGGCATTGTGGATCGTGTACGATGTCACACCCAGCACATTGCCCTCCTTCTTCTTCGTCCAGCTCTTCGCATAGGATCCCGGAGGATATTTGCGATTATAGCCATCGGCTCTGACCGGGGATGTCGCTTTAAGCGTTTTCACTCCTTCGGCCGCCGCCCTCTCTGCTGCCTTGTCACATTTCTGGATGACTTCTGCATTCATGGATTCGATCTCTTTCCGGATTGCATCACCAAGCTGGTCAACCCGGATGATCGTGCCGCTCATGCATTCACCCCCACATTTTTGCGATAGTAAAGCTCGATGCCACCGTCATCTGTCGGATATGTGCGATAGATTGAATATCTCACATCCTCCAGCTCAAGCAGCTCCTCGCCCTGATAGTCTGCGGAATCTCTCAGATATGCCATACCCTCAGGATTCAGCCCGGTCTGTGCAACCATGGACCACTCCTGTCTGGATATGCCGTGCAAAGTGGCGAGAAGCGTCCTGGTCACTTCCTCCTCTTCGAGCTGCTGCCCGATGGCATCAGTCTGATATGTAGTTTTTATCAGCTTGATGTCAGCCACTCGCTCCATCTGCTTCCTCCTCTTCGGTGTTATAGTCACCGCACAGCGCCAGCGCTGCCTTCAAATGCTCATAAGCCTTGCCGAATTTCTCAGCATTCAAATCATATCCGAATTGGCTCTTGAGATAGAGCTTGATTGCCTGCTGGATCGCTGGATCTTCTGTGTCGATCACAGCCACTCCACCAATCGATAAATCGATCAGGCAGGCATCAATCACCTGCCTGATCTCATCGTCTCTCGATTTTGTAGCGATTCTCAGCCATCCACGAGCAGAAACAACCAGAGCATCCTCTTCCTCGGCAGGCTCTACCGGAGTAGGATCCGGTGTGGGCTCTTCGCCAGGTGTTGTGATCTGTTCGTTTTCAGCCATGTGCTACCTCCTTATTCTGTCTCGCAAACTAAGCCGCTGAGATCATAGGAGAATGTGCTTGTGGTAGTGCCATCGCTGACAACAACCTGGAAATTCTGTGCATCCTTGTCGGTGATCTTGAATACTCCATCCTTGTCAGGATCGTTGATGAGCTCAACAAGTCCGGTCTCGATGGAAGGATCAAGTCCAACCTTGACAGATGTGTAGTCACTCCAATCCTCAGCGGTAAACTTGATTGCGAGGAAGTTACCAGCTCCAGCCAAAGGACCGGAATCGGCAACACCGTCAGCGACATATTTCAGCGTTCCGGTGATGGCCCCATTCGCCACGGTCACTCCGCTCTGCATCTGATTGGTCTTTTTATTCCAATACTGCTTTGTTGCAGCCGGAGATGAAAGTGTGGGGCCTGTTAAAAATTTACAGTGATCTCAGCGAATGCAACATCGTCAACGAGTGCGCACTCGGATCTCTCATATCCGGAGTAGATGAATTTGTGCTTCTTGATGTCCTTGTCAGTCTCAACCATGACATCCTGGATGACATTGTTGACTACTCTTGCAGGATCACCGATGAGCACCTTGCCATCAGCAACAGAATCCTCGATCTTCACCTTAGCGCCGAGAAGGACACCGTTTGCGCCTTCGTTAGCGTTTGCCTGGTAGATGAGCTGTCCGGCAGTGTTGGTCATGCCAACGATGTAGTTGTAGAGAGTTGCCTGGGAAACATAGACAACAGTCTTGGCATTTCTCTTGAGCTTGCCGAATGCCTTGGTGACATCTGCGAAGGTAAGAGTGCCAGAAGTAGCTGCGTTGAATTTGTTGTCATTGTTGATGCCGCTCTCGATAGTGGAAACCATATCGTCTGCGATAGCTCCACCGATAGAGGAAGCGATCTCCTGCACGAGATAGCCCTCAAGAGCATCGATGCTCATCTTGGCCTCAGCATAAGAGATCTCTACGCTCTTAACGAAATCCTTGCCGGAAAGAGTAACCTTGACGAAAGTGTTCTTCTCATCGTCATTGGCTACATTCTCAGCCTTAACAGCAGCAGCGCCCTGCACGATTGCGGTGTGCTTAACTACCTCAAGGATAGTGCTGGTGCGGTAAGTGGTAACATCACCAACGATGACATGATTCTTAGAAACGAGATCCCAGATCTTGTCCACCATAGTAGTAGGAAGGACATTAGGAGTGTTCTGAGTAGTGTGGACAAAAGCCTCATTCTCCATCTTAGTCATCTGGTCATCTCTTCCAGAGATGTGCTTCAAAAATGCGTTGCGGTATTCGATGCTGGATGCATCATAAATCTTTTCCATGTTGTTCTCCTCTCCGAGCTTCTGCTCTGTCTGAAAATCTGCCTGGACGGTGCTGTCCTTGGCGATAGCGTTTGTTTCTGCGACTGCTTCCTTCTCTTCCTGGAAGCTTGCCTCAAGTGCTTCGATCTCCTGCTTCTTAGCCTCAGCGGCATCAAGCTTGCCCTCCTGAGCGAGCTTTGCGCCCTCAGCCTTGAGCTCTGCGATCTTAGCGTTGAATTCTTCTAATTTCATTTTGAATCCTCCTAACTTGCAAAGTAGTCCAAAAGTGCCTGTCTGCGCTTCTGCATTTTATCGATGACAGAAGGCGGCAACATTCCGCCGACAGATGCTGCCAAGCGGACAGAAGCATCTTCATCAGGGATGCTGTTCTGGCTTCCTGCAATCTTGTCGATCAGACCATAATCGACAGCATCCTGAGCTGTGATCCAGGTCTCTGCATCCATCAGATCGAGCGCATCCTTCTCTGACATGCCTGACTTCTCCACATAAGCCGCTGCGATTGCCCTGTTGGCCTGCTTAAGCATCTGCGAAGCGTGGTCCATGTCATGATAATTGCCTGCCGCATAAGTGCTGACATTGTGCACCATCATCTGAGCTGTTGGAGCGATGTCGGACTTAGCTGCACATGCGATCACGCTGGCAGCGGATGCCGCAATGCCCACAACATGGATGTTGACTGTGCCGGGATAGGATCTGATTGCCGAGTAGATCTCGGATCCAGCAAAAACATCTCCGCCGCCGGAATTGATGTCGATGTCAACATCTTCGCCTTTTGCCTCTTCAAGAGCGGCAATGACATTTCTCGGTGAGGTGTATGTTTCGCCAAACCAATCATAAATCCAGGCATCATCATTGGCCACGATAGCCCCTTTGATGTCAATCTTCATCTGTGCTACCTCCTTCCGTAGATTTTTCGCTTGAATCTACCGCTGCGGTGTCAAGCCTCCGGATCGGATCATCTCCGCCAGGAACCGGTGCCAGATTAAAGGTGGCTCTCCATTCGTTAGGAGTTAAAGCGCCACGGTCCACCATAGCTTGCAGATTGAGCTTCGTGGAAATCGATGCAGAATCCCATGAGCTTGCCTCGAAAACAATCTTGTTGCTGAAAACTCGCTCTCTTCTGGTAAACAATTTCCTCGTGTATTCACCGCCGAGCTGGATGAGTACCGGCTCGACTTCTGCATCAAAATATGAATTATACTGATTTTCAGTATAATCAGACGAAACGATGGCCTCGTTAGTATTGAAGAGATCAAAGATCCTCTTCGTTGTACGATCCATCTGTGCGGCATTGGGCACATAATCTGTCGGATTGATCTGCGTTGCATCAGCTTTCGCATCGACTGCTGCCACTCCCATGCCTTCGGATGTTGCCAGGAAGTTGTCTGCGAAATCCTTTGCCTGGCTCTTAAGGTCCTCTTTTCTCATTGAGTTGGAAAATTTAAGGAGCCAGCGGATGATCGAGCTGTTTTTTATCGCATTGATCACACCCTGATCCGTTGTGGTCACAACCTCCAGAAGAGGAGTGAGCACAGGAGCGATCGGTGTGCCAAAAATGTCATTCTCGTTGAAATCCTGCCTTAAGTGGATGATGTCCTCATAAGGGAATGTATATATTTTGTTGTTGTTCATCACAAAGCGAAGGCTCAGCCTTCCGCTTTCGGAATAGACCGCCTCTGCTGTCCTGGCCACAACCGGATAGATCTCGACCGGATTGCCCATGTCATCCCTTATGATCAAAGCAAATGCATTCGAGTTGAGGCAGAGCTGTGTTGCCAGCTTCTCCTGGAGCATCTGTCCGGTCATGAGTGGATTGGGCTCTTCGAGCAGGAGCTTCATCGCATTGGAAGGATTGACCTTGAGATCGACATGGCCCTCCTGGTCAATCGTCTCTCTCAAGTGCTTCGCCACGAGCTTTCCAGTGGCCTTTACCTTCGGGCGGATGCAGCTTCGCACGATGTCGGAATTGTAGATCGTGCCATTCCATGATAAATAATTGTTTCCGATCTGCTGCATCAGCTCCACACCGGCGATCCGTTTATTGGAGAAGGCAGATCGGAATCTGGAAATAAGTCCCATCTTCTCACCTCACTAAATGAGGGACAGATATTCCTCTTTTTTGTCCTGGAGCACCACATAGGCATCCAGCAAGGAAGCTGTCCCATCAATTCGTTTGTTTGTAGCATGTCCTTTGCTTGGCTGGATGTTGCCGTTGATGTCTGTCTTGACATAAGTGTTGGCAAAGCACCAGCGATCGATTGGATTGGCATCATACACGATGTTGCCGGCTCCAAAATCAGCCTTGAGATCCTTCATCGGAGCGGAAAGCGTTGCAACACCCTGACGCACAGGGATCATGACGCTCTTTCCGAATTCCTGTTGAAACATTGCCAGGAGACTGTCATCGATGTGCCATGGATCATATCCGATGTATAGCGGATAGATGTCCTCCTGATCTCGCATCTCAAGAAACCAATCAAGAAATACACGCTTATTCACTTTATTGCCCGGCTCCACACGAAGCAGGCCTCTGGCCAGCCATGTGCTATATGGCGCATCATCTGGATGGTGCCGGTCTTTCATCTGATCGAGCTTGGCCTGTGGGATCCAATACATAGATTTGACATAAATCTTTGGATCACCCGGTCTCATTCCGATCAGCTTTGCACTGTTAAGGTCAATGCTGTCAGCTGCGTCCATGCCGCCGATGCCGTACCGGAGCACGAGATCCTCCGGAAGCTTCTCATCATTGGCGAGCTCTGACCACGAGAGCCAGGCCGCATCTGAATTCTCTTTCAGATTGAAGTCCTTCACAAGCACTGTCGGAAGGAATGTATCATCGGACTTTGCTTTCTCAACACAGCCCCGGAGAAATTCCTCATCCTTGACCGTACCAATTCCGGGATTCGCCTTGATCCACATTGTGGGATCAGTCCATTCCTCTCGCTTATCCAGCTCGTAGATTATCGGGAGAAATCTCTCGTCCTGGACTGTGCCCTCCAGCACTGCTGAAGCATAATCATATTGACTGTCATATATTGAATCTCTGACAAAGCCATTCGTTGTGATGCACCAGAGCATCGGCTGCCTTCTGGCAGACATCGACTGCTTCATCAGATCATAAA